GGTTACTGTACTTGTATTACGTGTGGTAAAAAACACATATGGGATAGTGGTCAAATACACGCAGGTCATTTTGTATCAAGAAGATTTTTAGTGACTAGGTTTGATGAACGCAACGTATATCCACAGTGTGCGTACTGTAATAATTGGTTAGCAGGTAATGCTTGGTTGTTTGGAAAAGCTATTGATAACATACACGGAGAAGGTACTGCAGATAAATTAATGATATTGTCTAAGAAAACAATTAAGATTGAAAATTACGAATTAGATGAAATATTTTGCACAGTTAAAAAAGATTTATTAACTTTATCAAATAAATAACACAAAAACAAAAACATTATGAGTATTTTAAACACGATTACAAATACAAAAACAGTCGCTGACAGTTTTGTAAACGACCAATTAAAATGGCGTAGAGAACGAATAGAAGATTTAACAAGAGATTTAGCAAAAAGCAAAGAGCTAACAGCTAAGTATAAAAAGCTATACAAAAACGAATGCGATTTCGTTAAACAATTAAGAGATCTTTTTGTATTTACATTAGATACCTTAAAAGAAGATATAGGCGAATTACCAAACGCAGACGAAGTATTATCAGTTATAGATAAGCACATACAGATTAACGATAACTTTTTTAATAAGAAATAATGGCACTAGCAATAAACGAAGAAAGAAAAGCTACCATAGATTGGGTAGAAGAAGGTAAGGTTTGGTCAGGTAAAGACGGAACAGAAATGAAAGAACATAAAGTTGCTTTCAAGAATGGTGAAATCCCAGTATTTAATTATCCTGCAAATAAAGTTTATCCATTTGCTAAAGGTGATGTTGTCACATATTTATTAAGTGAGAGATTAAATCCAGTAACAAAGAAAATCCAACAAAACGGTAAACAAATGAAAAAAGTAGAAGATCAACAACCTGCACAGACATCAAGTCCACAAAATAATGTAACTTTAACGCAACAACAAAGTATTGCATTATCTGTTGCTAGTAAATTAGGGTTTGAAACTGTTACATCTGCAACTTGGCAAGAAACATTAAAGATAAAAGCTAAGAAAGATCAAATTAAAGAAGATGAAACAGTTGAAGTTGCTTCTAAAAGATTACAAGCAGAAGCACAGCAAACAATTCTGACATCTATTGCACAGATAAGTATTGCATACTATAATTTATTAACGACAAAACCACAATAAAATGGCACAAAAATCTGATACAGTATTTATAAACGGACTTTATACATACACAAACGAAAAAAGTTTTATAGTATCTAAGAACAGCTTAAACGTAGAAAAGTTTTTAGAACAGTTAAAAGATCCTGATGTAATAAAACACATTAAGGAGAACGAAGGTTACTTAAAATTTATTACAATGCTTAGTAAAGCAGGTAAACCTTATAGCAAACTAGAAAACAATAATTATAAGGAAGTAACAAGTAAGGAACACAGTCCCGATCGCAACACTGAAGATGATGACGGACTACCGTTCTAATACAGTTTCACTAAGATCTCAAGTCAGTAGACTAAATGATATTCGTAATGGAAAAATAAAGGAAGGTTTACGACTTGGGATTAATGAAATAGATGAGTACTGGAGATTTAAGTTTAACAGCTTTAATGTGGTACTTGGACACGCTTCCACTGGAAAGACTACAACATTACTTTATATGCTCTTGCTTTATGCACGTAAGTATGATCTTAAATTTTTGGTCTATAGTGCAGAAAATGAAGCAACAAGTATAAGTAAAAAACTATGTGAATTTCTTGTAGGATTACCATTTAATAAAATTGCAGACAATGTTTGGAAAGAAAAAATTGAATGGGTACACGATCATTTTAGGTACATAGATATAGATGAAACTTTTACATCTAGTGAATTACTAGCTAAAGCAGAGGTAATAAAAAAAGAGTTTGACTTTCACGGTTTTGTGATAGATCCGTACAATTCATTAATTAAAGATAAAGAGTTAATGAGATCTTACGGAGCACACGAATACGATTACGCTATTATGAGTGATATGAGATTGTTTACAAGACGAAACAAATGCTCTATATATTTAGTAACACACGCAGTTACAGAAGCACTTAGACATAAACACCCTAACGGACATAAATTTGAAGGATATATACAACCACCCAGTGCAGGATCTGCTGAAGGTGGTGGGAAGTTTTTGAACAAATCTGACAATTTTTTAATTCTACATAGGTATACAAATCATCCTGAATTTTGGACGAATACTTTTATAGCTATAATTAAGATCAAAGAGATAGATAGTGGTGGTAGACCTACACCATTAGAAAATCCTCTAGAATTTATATCACTAGCAAACAATGTAGGGTTTAGTTTAAATGGCAGAAATTTATTACATTTAGTAAAAAAGCGTGATTCTTGAAATAGCATATAAAAAGCATAAAGACTGGTTAAGAATCTGTAGATCTTTTGGTTGTCAAAATGATGATTGTCAAGATATCATATCTGAAATGTATATCAAGATAGATGAACTAACAAAGAAAGGTAAAGATCTAAAATATGGAGATAATGATATAAACTATTATTATTTATATAAGATGATATTTCACGCTTGTCTAAGAACTAAGCAAATAAACAAAAAACGTAAAGATATTATAATAACTAGCGATACAGAAACATTTGCACTAAGTGAAGCATTAGCACAGTATGGAATTAAAAGCACAATAGATGATAATATTATAGATTACAAACTTGAAGAATTTACTGATAGTTATGAAAACAAATTAGTATGGTATGATATTGCAATCTTTGAATTAATATCTGATGGTAGAAAAATATCAGAACTAAGTAGAGATACTAATATTAGTTATGTGTCATTAAGAAATACATACATTAAAGTAAAGGATTTTATAAAAAAAGAATATGAAAAATACGATTGGACTAGGGGACATAGTAGAAAGAATAATTAATTTTGTAACTTTTGGGTATGGTAAAAGAATTGCAACAGCTGTATCAAAGTTTTTTGGATATAAAGATTGTGGTTGCGATAAACGAAAAGATGATCTAAATAAAATACAGATTAAAAGATGACACAAAAAGTACAAATGATAAAGATTGACTACGATCAATGGTCAAAATTTAAGGGAGTAAAAAACAACACAATAGCAGAAAGCGAACTAAGATTAATCGAAAATTTACACGCAAAGTATTTTAACCACGCATTAGAAAGTTTATGCACTTGTAGAGGAGAGCATATTAAGGGACAGATACAGTTGTTTGTAAATGAGCTAAATGTTATTTATAAAAATGGGTATAAAGGAAGTACATAAATGGGAACAAACAGTAGTAAAAATATTAAACATAGACGGTTGGGATCTTGAATGGAGTGGAGGATCATACGAACATTTTGACGCAAGAGGTTTAACACCAAAAAATAATAAGTGTGTTATTGAAATGAAATTTAGACATACATATTATGAAACTAAAATGCTTGAAAAATTAAAGTATGATAAATTAATGTTAATAAATGAAGATGTGCACAAACTGTATTTAGTTTTTGATCCGAAAGCTATGTACATATTTTGGTTAAACAATTTAGATCTGCCATCATTAGAGAAAATGAATTGTCCTGATACAACTTTATGGACTAAAAAGAAAAAACAAAAAGAAGTATATTTACTAGAAGAATCACAAGCAAGTTACATAAACAATGAATCAGGATTTGATAAATGCTTATAAAAAGCTAGACGCAATAAAAGAGTTTGAGTGCGATAATAATATTCAAACAGTATTAGAACTGTTATCTAAATGGAAAGGTAAAGCTGAAGATAATAAAGAATTAAAATTAGTAATCGAATCTTTCTTAGATATACAATGGCATATAATAGAATTAAAAAGAGATAGAGATCTTGCACTTAAAGCAGTAATGCAATATAAGTTCCAAAGAGATAATGCAGTAAACGAAAGAAACGAAGCAAAGAAACAATTAAAGAAATATGAGGATTCACATTTTAACTGATATTGTAGGACAACAACCTAGTGAAGAAGTAGAGGACAAGTTATTAGATACTGTTAATACATTGTGGATGAGATTAGACACAGTACCTGAAGTTAATAGTTATGTAGAGATAGAACTATATACTTTTATATTTAGGTTACAAATGGAGAACAAAAAATATCAATTAATAGATAATGACAATTTGCACGTAACATTAATATATAGAATGATATATGAAGAATATGACTAAACACGAACAAAGAAAACAAATGCCAGTTTATACTGGAGTACTTAAATATTTTCCTACAGCAATATTTGAAATAAGTAAGGTAAGTCAATTAGGTAATAAACAACATCATCCTGATAAAGAATTGCATTGGGACAAATCAAAAAGCAAAGATCATTTAGACGCAGGTGTAAGGCATATAATAGATCATAGTAACAACCCTATAGATGAGGATGGTATGTTACATTTAGCAAAAGCAGCGTGGAGAATATTAGCAGCGTTGCAAGAATACAAAGACACACACTTAACTAAGTAATGTTAGAAAAAGTTTATACCGATAAAATATATTATAAGTATAAAAATGGTAAATACTATTTATTTGCAAATAAAAAAGAATTAAAGTATATATATTTCAATTTGTATACTGATAAAAAAAATATTAGATATATTAAGATTGGTGAAACAAATAATAATGTAAGGAGAAAAAGAGAAAATGATAAACTATTTAGTAAAAACTCTAAAATATTATTTGAAGAAAAAATACCATATGCTAGACAAACAGAACAATTTATACATAAGACATATTTAGATAAAAAGTATAGAGCTTCTGTTTTTTATGATATAGATTTTGATAATGGAGGAATTAAAGAGTATAATTTTAATAATAAAGAAACATATTATTACGATAAAGTAAAAGATAAAGTAAATAAGATAATAGAAAAAATAAAACAGATAGAACACTTAGATACTATAAATAATTTAAAAAAATATGACTTTATTAAATATGTTACAGATTATATTATTAATGATAAATATAAAGAAAACAGGAAAAATAAAGAAGAATTTACCTATAGTGAATATATAAATGCTAATATAAATAAATATGGTAAATATAGGGTTTGTGCCACATCATCTAATGTAATTAATAATTTAAAAACAAAGTATATTGAAAGTGAATGGGAACACAAGTTTATAAAAGAAATATGTATTTTAATAAATAAAAACAAAGCTATATCCAAAAAACAAATAGAATGGATAAATAAAATATGTTTAAAATATAGAAGTTAATACTACAACAAACAAATGGACTTAATAATACTAGATATGCTTAAGAATAAACAAATAAAACTATTAGACGGAAAATACTATGATAAAACAGAACTGTTATCTAAAATGCTAGATGATGAATTCTATTATGGCTTTATGAATACTTTTGCATTTAGTAGTTCATCAACGAAATTACTATTAGAATCACCTAAGACATACTATAATGTTATGAAGTATGGATCATCAACTAGTCAAGCTATGCGTGATGGGCTTCTATTTCATTTAATGATACTAGAACCTGAGCAGTTTGATAAAAAAATTTTTGTAGATGTACAAAGCAAAAACACTAAGAAATACAAACTAGCAAAAGAAGAACACGGAGAAGTATACACACTAAAAGAAAAGAATGACGCAGAAAGATTAGCAGACGCTTTTTACAGAAATGAACCTGCTATGCAAATGATGAAAAATTGTAAGAATGAAACACCTGAGGTAGGATTAATACAAGGTAAACCATTTCGTGCTAAAGCAGATCTATTACATAAAGATTATATATGTGATATAAAGACCACAAACAATATAAAGAACTTTGAGCATAGCTCCTATAATTTCCACTATGACGTACAAGCATATATATATACAGAATTATTTAATCAACCTAATTTTAGATTTATTGTGGTAGATAAAGGTTCAAGAGATATAGGTATTAGTCCACCAGTATCTAAAGATTTTATACAAAGTGGTAGAGATAAGGTAGCGTATGCACTAAATATATACGAGCAATACTTTGAAACAGAAGAAGTAGAATTAGACGATTACTACATTGAAATTAATTTATAATCATTAACTTTATACTATGTTTACACACAAGATAACAAAAGACGTAAAAAAAATTACTGGAATAAATTTCTTTAAAAAGAAACGAGCAATAGAATATGTAGAAGCAAGATCATTTTTTGTACACATATTAAAAGATTATTACAAACTACGAAACAAAGACATAATAGTAATATTTAATGATATGGGTTTTGCTATGGATAGTGCAACTTTATGTCATTCGCTAAAGATGTTTGAAATATATCAGGATAAAAATCAAAGAATGGACGATTGGTTTGGTGCATTATTCGACATACCTGACTTTAAAAATCAAGCTAATGCAAAAGCATATATAAGAATGAAGTTAAATTATTTACCTGATGAAGCAGTATTTAAAATGGCAGCACAAATACAAACTATGTTAAAAGAAGAAGAATATGAAAACATTATATTTGAGTTTTAGTGTTAAAAAAGTATTGTTTTTTTATTATATCTTTGATTAATCAAGTTTTTTCAAGTGGCTAGAAATGCAATTTACACCTATATAAGGAAATCAAAAGTAAGACGAAAAGGTGTACACAGTAAGAATGCAAGTAAAGGACAAACAGGTTACAAGAAGAAATATAGAGGACAAGGTAAAAGAAATTAATTATGAGTTGGGGAGGTAAAAGAGATGGTTCTGGTAGAAAGTCTAAAGCTGATGAGTTTAAGTTATTAGACAAGCTATCACCTATGGAAGATTTATTTATACAAGTACTACACAATGGTTTAAAGAATGGTGATTATAAGTTTGCACAACTATATGCAAATTACTTTTATGGTAAACCTAGAGAAACACAAGACATAACACTAAACCAAGACACACCTTTATTCGAAGTAGTTGTGAAAGATAATGAACCAAGTACAGACTAATGTTGTATTTAATCACGCTTACAAATTTTATAGATCTGATAATAAGATACTAATAGAAAGAGGAGGAAGTCGATCTGGTAAAACTTTTAATATATTACTTTGGATAATATTTGATTACTGCTTTCAAAATCAAAATCATATTATAACTATATGTCGTAAAACATTCCCAAGTTTACGTGGTACAGTTATGCGTGACTTTTTAGATATATTAAAAAACTATGAATTATATAGTGAGAAAGAGCATAATAAGAGTAACAGCGAATACTATCTAAACAACAATACTATAGAGTTTATATCATTAGATCAACCTGCTAAGATACGTGGTAGAAAGAGAAACTTATTATTTATTAATGAGTGTAATGAAATAGATTGGGATAGTTGGCAGCAATTAATATTTAGAACAGAAGGGCAAATAATTTTAGATTACAATCCTAGTGAATCCAATCACTGGATATATGATAAAGTAGAAACTAGAGATGATGCTGTATTTTATAAGACGACATATAAAGACAATCCGTTCATAGATAAAAACATAATACACGAACTAGAAAGACTAAAAGAAACTGATGATGAATATTGGCAGGTATTTGGTTTAGGTGAAAGAGCATTATCAAGAACACAAATATTTAGTTTTAGTACAATAAATAAAATACCAGAGGATGCTAAGTTCTTATCTATAGGTATGGACTTTGGTTATACAAACGATCCTACTTGTGCAGTAGAGGTATATCAGAAAGATCACAACTTATATATTAATGAATTACTTTATAGAACTATGATGACTACAGCAGACATACACAGATTCTTTCTAGAGCATAATAAAGACAATAAGCTATGTTTTGGTGATTCAGCAGAAGTACGTTTAATAGACGAGCTTAAAAGAATGGGTAATAATATTAGACCAAGTGTAAAAGGTCAGAATAGTATTATGGCAGGTATTGATTTATTAAAGCGATACAAA